GAGCATTAGATGGCGATGATTCACCAGCAGTATTAAGAAAAATTAAAGAAAGAGAAGCATGGGCAGCACGACATTTCAAAGATGGTGGACAGTTTAAATCAGGCAGCAAAAAAGCAAGACCATCAAATATTGCAGGTGTTGTAGCACAAATTAAATGGTTAGTAATAGGAACATTAGGTGAGCAAAAGATGAAAGATGTAATTTTAGAAGCTGTGAAGTATTTAGAAGATAAAGAAAAAGCAAAAGAAGAAAGACAAGTATCCAAAACTGTAGAGAAAGGTTTGCGAAAAAAAGTTGAAGATCATAATGAAGAATATGGTAATGACAAAAGGAAAAGAGCAACTTATAGAATGTTGTTAGCAGTTTTTGAACGAGGTATAGGTGCATACAAAACTAACCCATCATCAGTAAGACCAAGTGTAAGTTCACCTGAACAATGGGCTTATGCTAGAGTTAATGCCTTTCTATTTGCTTTAAGGAATTTAAGATACCCAAGTAAAAATAAATTTGATACTGACCTACTTCCTAAAGAACACCCTTTATCTTCTAAAGAAAATGATGATAGAATACAGGGTATGAGTACAGAACAAAGACATATCAAAGATATTCGTGAAACCGAAGATTGCATCATCGTTGAATTTAAAAAAGCAGAAAGAGAAGAAAAAGAAGATACAGAGGAAATGACTGAAATGGAAGAAATGGGTTACAAAGATGATGAAGAAGAAGAAAGATCACATGAAGAACTAGATCAAAACTTGGAAGATCATATAGAAGAAGCAGAAGAATCTATGGAAAATACAGAAGATACACCTGAAATGGATTGCGAACATGATGAAGGCTGTGAAAGTGAAGAAGAATGTGCAGAGCAAGACGAATGTTTAGCTGAAGAAGACACTGAAATAGCTAGATTTTATGCAGAACAAAACCTGAAAAGATCATTTGAGTTTGATCGTACTAAAATTGACGAAGAAAAAAGAACTATTGAAATAGGTGTTTCGTCTGAATTACCTGTTAGAAGGGGCTTTGGTTATGAAGTTTTAGGACACAATCAAGAAGAAATTGATATGGAATTTATGGCTAGTGGTAGATCGCCACTACTTTTAGACCACGATGCGACTAAACAAATAGGAGTAGTTGAATCATTTGGTGTAGATCACCAAAACAAAAGAACAATAGCTAAAGTTAGATTTAGTAAAAATAGACAAGCTGATGAAATCTATAAAGATGTTTTAGATGGCATCAGACAGAACATAAGTGTTGGCTATCAAGTCAATTCTATGCAGAGGGAAGATAGCGAGAAAGATGGTGTACCCATTTATAGAGTTAATTCTTGGTCTCCCCTCGAAGTTTCTGCTGTAAGTGTACCAGCCGATATGTCAAAATCAGTAGGGTTTGCTCGTAGTAAAGAAACACCAAAAATTAAGATTAACCCTAATAATACAAAGGATTTAAAAATGGAAAACGAAAAGAAAGTTCCTGAAGTAAACCTTGATGATGTAAGAAAAGAACAAGCAGCAGAAGCTAAAGCTATTCTTGATCTTGGTGTTCAACACAACAAGAGAGATTTAGCACACGAAGCTATCGGCAACGGACTTTCACTTGCACAATTCAGAGGACAACTTTTGGAAACAATTGCGAACGATGCACCACTTGATCTACCGACCAATGTGGACATGAATCAAAGTGAGCAAAGAGAATATAGCTTAATCAAAGCTATAAGCGAATCTGCTCAAGGTAAATTATCAGGTCTTGAAAAAGAAGCATCTGATGAAATAGCTAAAAAAGTTGGGAAAGCAGCTAGAGGTTTCTATATGCCAACTAACTTAAGTTTTGGCAAAAGGGATCAAACAGCAGGTACTAATTCGGCTGGTGGTTTCTTAGTTGGAACTGATCACATGGGCGATGAATTTATTTCAGCACTAAAAGCAAAACTAGTCATTGGACAAGCTGGTGCTAGAGTAATGAATGGTCTAAAAGGTGATGTGGCTATACCAAAACTATCAGCACAAACTACTAATTCTGCTTTCGTAGCTGAAAATTCAGCACCTTCAGAGGGTGCAGCTACATTCGCACAGGTAACAATGTCTCCAAAGACATTAGCTGCTTATGTAGATGTATCAAGAAAGCTAATGCTACAATCTGATCCGTCAGTTGAAGCTGTATTAAGAGACGACATTATTAATACTTTCGCTAGAAAGATTGATGAAGTTGCAATCGAAGGTGGAGCTTCAAATGAGCCATCAGGTATTATTGCTACTTCAACAGGTAATGTTGTTGCTATCGGCACAAACGGTGGTGCTGTAACTTATGCAAAAATGGTAGATATGGTAGAAGCAGTAGAAGTTGATAATGCAATACTGAATGATGCTTCAGTTAAATGGTTAGGTAACCCAAAAGTTACTGCTAATTTAAGAACTATACCAAAGCAAGGTTCAGGTGTTGAAGGAAACTTCATACTAGGCGAAGATGGTAAAATCTTAGGACACGACTATCTTAGCTCAACATTAGTACCATCTGACCTTACAAAAGGTTCAGGTAGTAACTTGTCAGCATTGTTATTTGGTGACTTTTCATCATTAATGCTTGGATTCTTCTCAGGTGTAGATGTAATTGTTGATCCTTACACAGGTTCATCAGCAGGTACAACTAGACTTGCATTTTTCCAAGATGTTGATGTGGCACTAAGACATGATGACAGCTTCTCAGTAATTAAGGATATCGTAACTTAATAATATTCTTAGTTAGATTTAGGGCTACTTCGGTAGCCCTTTTTTTATGTATAATATTTGTATGAGCAAAAATTGTTCAATAAACTTAATGAGGAAATTATGGAAGTAACAGCAACTAGAAATGTTTTTTATAATGGCACTTGGCACAAGGCAGGTGATACATTTAATTGCGATGAAGATGATTATGCTGGTTTAGAAGCAGCAGGTGTAGAAAGATCAGATGGTAAAGCACCAGCAAAAGCTGATAAAGCAGAAAAAGATTTAAAAACTAGATAATGGCACTAGAATCGGCACAAGACCTATTAAATTATTTCGATACTGATGCACATGGGGTAAGTGCATCTATTTCGATTAATGGTAGTAGTTCAACAATAAAAGTGATAATCAACAAAGATTATTTTGCGATAGCAGGAGAATCCGTTGATATTGATGGTACACAGCCTATAGTAACTTGCCGATCTTCTGATGTTACAAATGTCGATACAGCAGATACTATTACGATTGATTCTGTAACTTACAACATTGTTAATATTCAACCAGACGGAACAGGGATTACCACACTAATTCTACAAGACTAATGGTTTTATATACCGAAGCACAATTAGATGAAGCATGGTTACATGATTGCGATATTAGAAACAATCTAGGACAAAAAAACTTTAGTCGTAAAAGATATGAAAAACTATTTGTCTTTTATATGGATCGTATTATAGCTGGAGAACAAGAAATAAATTTAAAAATAAATATACCAAGATATATGTTAGAAAGCATAGATGAAGAAATTGGGTTAGAATTAGACGAGGAAATACATTAATTATGAAAGATTTACTTAAAAATATTGTTGGTGCAGTAGCACCTACATTAGGTGCAGCATTAGGAAGCCCATTGGGGGGCATGGCAGCTAATGTTATATGTGATGTTTTGGGTTGCCCTAACAATCCAAAAGCTATAGAAAAGGCTGTTGCAGAAGCAACACCTGAACAAATGATGGAGTTAAAAAAGGCTGAACAAGAGTTTGAAGTACAAATGAAAGAACTTGATGTAGATATATTCAAACTCGAAACTGAAGATGTGCAAGATGCTAGATCAAGATTTAGTGGCGATTGGACATCTAAAATACTTGGCTTTATAACTATTGGTGGCT